CGGCGTCGAGTTGCTATTCCGACGTTCGCTTCTGACGGTCTCGGGGGTGGTGGCAGGCTTTCGCGCCTTGTTTCGGCCTCGGATGTTGGGCTCCGCCCCGGTCTCGCGCTCTCATGTTGTGGTTCTGAGTTGTGTGGTGCTCCTGTGGTTGTGGTTAGGCTGACTACTGCGCTCGGATACGCACCCAAGCGCAGGGGGTCAGGCTATACACGAGTTTCGTGATTTGCGGGCTTCAGCCAATTGGTGATAATTGAGGTGGGACGAAGGTCGCACAGAACGGGAAGGCCTTTGATACTGTTTTCGATACTCACGACTGCTCTTGCGAGGGCGGATTCTCTTTTGGCGTTTGCGGCTTCTTGCTTGGTCCAGGTTCTCATGTTGTCGTCCCTTTCGTTTGGGTTTGCTGTCGAACGCCTTTCACATAGCTGAAACCATGCCAAACTATGCTATCCGAAGTCATAACAGACTGGTATCACACTACATCACACCTAGTGTCACACCAGTATGCCATAGTGTCACACCAGTATGCCATAGTGTCACACCAGTGTATCGCGACACTTTGAGACACAGATGAGACATGCCCTTTCCCCTATGTATCTGTAACGCGCGTGTAAGAGCCTGTATCCTGCCTGAAACACGTATCTGGCAATGTTTCGGATGGTCACGATTGAGTCGAGGATTTCAGGTATTGTCCCTAATGCTAGGGGAATACAGGTAGGGAATAGCCACGGAATAGTAGTATGGATATGGTGCTTATTTTGACGGGCAAACCGCGCTTTCTGTGTGCTTATTTTGAGGCTAAATTGAGCTATTCTGAGGCTATCTGAGCCTAGTAGGCAGGAAACGGCTGTAGATGGTGACCTATGGTGCCTTGCCCTTGTCTGAGGCTGAATATGGTGCTGTACGTGGCTGTAGTGGTGCCTTGTGTGGTGTGGCTCGGAAGGCTGGTGCTGGTGGTGTGCTCATACGTCGATTCTTCCCCGTGCGTGCGTATGATGAGGCTGGAGGTGGGGTGGTGTACGTGGCTGGTGTACGTTTTTGAGGGTACATTTCGTGCCTGTCAGCCACGCCACGTTGAGTAGGGTTAGGTACGGAATGTAGCTTAGGCACGAAAGTGTTTCATTTTGAGGTAGGTGTCTCAATGGCCTATTTATGCTGTGCTTTGGCAGTGTGTTTTGTGGCTGAGGCTGGTGGCTAATAAATGTTAGGTTTTGGGGCCCCTTGAGACACTTTTGAGACACCCTGCTGAGGCTGAGAACCCCTACCAAAATCTATGAGAGAACTGAGATTCCCCAAACAAGACACCCACCAAACACCTCTCCAATCGCACACAAATGTTTCACAGGGGACGCCTCCTGCAAAAATATGAAAAAATAGTTTCAAGTTGTAGCCTACGCGCGTGTACGGGTGCGTGCGTGAGCGCGCCCGTGTATGCGTGGGGGCATTTCTGGGGCATTTGAGTACGAATCTTTGTTTCGTAGACTTTTGCCAGTGGAACTTCATTTCGTGCGTGGGCTATGTTTGGTGAAACATAACGGTTTTAGGGGGTGCTTGTCATGTAGGATTTAGTGGAGTATGTTGGAGTTGGTGAGCAAGTGAGATTGAGGTGATGCCGAAAGCCGATATACATGGTCGCGTGCGAAAGCCCCGTAGCAAGGTGGAGCGTTCCATTACTTTGCCTACAGGGGCTTGTGTGGCTTTGGCTCCTGCCAGAAAGAAGGGGCATTTGATAGTGGCACGAGGGGGGACCAAGTACGATGCGGAAGTGCACCCGGTAAAGGTGTTGGAGTTGGCGGCTCAGGGGATTACCCGGAGTGAGATCGCTATCCACCTGGGGATCCTTCCTACCACTTTCTGGAACTGGATGAAGAGCCATTCCGAGTTTCGGGAAGCTGTGCATGAAGGGGATGCGTTGGGAGAGATGTGGTGGTACGAGCAAGGAAGGAGGAATCTCCATAACAAGGAGTTCAATGTGGCGCTGTACGTGTTCAACATGGTGAACAGGTATGGATGGACGAAGGGGGCGGGAGAGACGCGGGTTGTGATAAATCAGGGGGGTAGGTTGGGTCGTAGGGTGGATGTGGACGTATCCCAGTTCTCGGATGAGGAGTTGGCTATTCTGGCCGTTGCTACTGCCAAGGCTCTTCCGGTGAGGGATGAAAGGAAGTTGGTGCCGGACGACACAGAGGAGGATGAGTTTCCAGGAGTGAGGTTGAAAGCTGTTGCTGGTGAGGAGGATGAAGTATGAGTGAAAGATTTTGGTGGTTGGGGGAAGTAGATACGCATGGTGTTGCCAGGCCGTATGATGGACCTCACAAGGATGTGGAAGGAGTAAAGAGGGCTCTGAAGCTGATTCGTAGAATGCGGTGGTGTGACAGCAAAGAAAAGAAGTTCTGTTTTCTGGAATGTATCCAGCACCCTCTTGAAGAGGAGAATGAGGCATGAGTTCATGTTGTGTCTGTGGTGGATCTCCGGTGGTGCTTTCGGTGAGGGATGCACTTGAGATAGAATCTGTTGTGATCGACTGGAATGGAGACAAGTGGAAGGAATTCAAGCCGGGAGAGCTGAGGGAGTATTGTCAGGTGTGCAAGGATGGGGGGCGGGTTGTGAGATCCGAAATGAAGGAGTTGAAAAAATGAGGTTGGTGGATGTTTTCATCTTGGTGTTAGTGCTTGTTGCATGGGTGCTTCTGACTATTGCGTCTTATGGATGCTGTTCCTCCCCTTACGTGGTGAATCCTCCCATGAGGTACAGAAGCGATACGGGGGAGAGTTGGGTCTTTGTCCAGGGATACTGGATACCGGTGCAGGAAGCCAGGATTATCGGGAGGCCCCCTTATGAACGCAGACGTAACGAAGTTCGACCTTGGTGATTTTGTCTACAAGAGGATGGCCCCGGATGAGCTTGGCATGATTACAGGGATTCTGTGGCGACCTCATGGTGTGGTGTATCTGGTGACGTGGGCCGGTGAGGAGGATGAGAACACACACTACGATATCGAGCTTACCAGAGAGAGGAATTGGCAGGAGGAGTTGAGTGACGGTTGACACCGCACAAATCGAAGATGGGTTGGGGTTGATTTCCGCCGAGAAGGTGAGGGCGGAACGCTGTCGCAGATCTCTGGAGGAGTTTACTCGTACTTTCTGGCATGTGTCCAGTGCCGAGGATTTGAAGTGGAATTGGCATATGAGCTTTCTCTGCACCGAGTTGGAGAAGGTGCTCAAGAGAGTGTTTCGGCGACAGCCGAAAGAGTACGATCTCATCATCAATATCCCTCCTGGCACTTCCAAGACGACTCTTTGTACCATCATGTTGAACGCGTGGGCGTGGGCTACCGATCCGACGTTGCGTTTCATCACGGGCTCTTATCAGTACGATCTGAGTGTCGAGCAGGCTATCTTCACTCGGGATATCGTGCGCGATCCTCTTTATCGAAAGTGGTATCCCTATGTGATCATCAAGAGGGATCAGGATCTGAAGGGGAACTTCAAGACGACCAAGACGGGACAGAGGTATGTGGCGTCGGTCGGGAGTGCTGTTATGGGGGAACATGCTCATGTGATTGCGATTGACGACCCCATCAATCCCAAACAAGCTGCTTCGGATCTGGAGTTGGGTACGGCCAATGCCTGGATGGACTACACTCTTCCTACTCGTAAGGTCGACAAGGCCATGACCCCCATGATCTTGATCATGCAGCGGTTGCATGAGGACGATCCTACCGGGCACTTGCTGGAGAAGGAGAAGGAGGGGATTCGGCATATTTGCCTCCCGGCAGAGGTGAGCGATGACGTGTTGCCACCCGAGTGTAAAGAAGAGTATGTAGACGGGTTGCTTGATCCTGTGAGGCTTTCCCGTCCGGTGCTGGACGAGGCCGAAAAAGACTTGGGAGGGCAGTATGAGGGACAGTTCAATCAGCGACCGGTTCCCGAGGGCGGGGGCATGTTCCCGGTTGATAAGCTTGTGGAAGTGCTCACACCGCATTATTTGGATGTAGTGCAAAGCGTTCGGTTTTGGGACAAGGCGATCAGTGAGCAGGAAACGGCCTGTCTGACCGCAGGGGTGTTGATACATCGGATGAACGAGAAGTTTCCAGGTCCGAAGTTTATTATCTCTCATGCTGTTGCAGGCAGATGGGCGGAGTACAAGAGAGAGGAGACTATTCGACAGTGTGCCATTCGAGACAATGAGAGGTGGCATGGAAGTGCGGAGGTGTGGTTGGAACAGGAGCCGGGAAGTGCGGGAGTAGTGGACGCAAATGCCTCGATAGCCAATCTGGCGGGGTTTATGGCCCAAGCAGAGAGAGCTACGGGGGACAAGGTCACGCGGGCGCGTCCTTTGGCGGCTCAGGTGCAGATTGGCAATGTAGGGTATGTAGACGGGCCTTGGGTGAAGGAATGGAAGCATCAACTGGCTGTGTTCCCCAGAGGGAAGCTCAAGGACTATGTAGATGCTACAAGCGGGGGGTTTGGGGCTTTGATAGGTGGTATGATTGGCGGGACTTGGGGCAAGAGAACAAAGAAGAAGAGAAGGAGACGAAGATGAAGATTCTGGCGTGGATGCTTCTCGTGGTTGCTCTGATTGCAGGGACGATTGTCTCTTGTGCCGGGTGTCGTTCGGTGGGCAATGTGCGTTTGAAGGTGGTGAACAGTGGAGCCGGGAATATCACGGTTGTGGTTCAAGAGAACGATGCCACTGCCGAAATGCCCAAGACCGTTAGAATGCAGGGCGAAGCGGATGCCGTAGTGAATTCACCAGGATCAAGGACAAATTGATGATAGTCTCGGATGAATTTCATTTTGTCTACGTTGCACCACCCAAGACGGGCTCTCAAAGCATGCGAGTGTGGCTGATCAACCACATCCCGGATGCTCGGGAGCTGGGGCATACCCACGATATGCTTGTGCCGGAAGAGTATTGCGAGTATAGTACCTTCTTGACGGTTCGTAACCCGTATGATCGGGTGTTTTCTCTTTGGTGGTTCCAACACATGGATGCCAGAAGAGCAGCCACGATAGGCCCGGAAGCATTTGGGACTGTGGGTTTTGAAGAGTACGTTCGCAAGCTTAAACAGTGGTCTACGGAAGGCAGTGACGGACACCAAACTTGTTGGGCTTATGTTCCTCTGGTTGAGTACAAACGCCGCTGCGGGGCTATGCAACACATCCACATGGAGTGGATGGACGAAGAGATTCGCAGAGCCTTTATGTGGGCGAAGGAGCTGCCGAGAATCCCGCATCTTAGACAGTCCAACGACAGGAGTATCGCTCAGGATGCTCTTCTGACTGATGAAAGACGAAAGCTGGTTCGTTGGTATTGCCCCGGTGACTTCAAAGCATTCGGGTATGAGGAGTGAAAAGAATGGCCAAAGAAGATCGGCTGGTGACGATTTCCAAGCCAGGGCCGGATGGCGAGAGGCAGCTGGCAAGAATTCCAAGGCGGGAGCTTGCTGAAGCACGTGAGAAGGGATGGACTCATACCACAAAGAGTGTATGGCAAAGGGCTCGGATGCTAAAGGCTAAAAGAAAAAGATGATAGTCAGCCATAAACATGAGTACGTCTACGTGGCCATTCCTAAAGCCGCTGGCAGATCTTTGGTTTCCTGGCTTGTTCGATATTGGGATGGAGAGGTTGTAGGGAATGCCTACGGTTTTGATGTGCCGGAAGAGTGTCTGGGCTATACAATCTTCACGGCGGTAAGAGATCCTTGGGAAAGGCTTCATTCACTTTGGTGGCACTCATGCTGCGACCCGACAAGGCCCACCAAGTGTCGTCTTTTTGGTTTGAGTCTTCTTCGCTATCTTACTTTTCTGCTTGATGTTCGGGACAAAGGAGATCCACTACACGCAACTCCCATGGCATACATGAATCAGGCTCAATATTACAGAGCTTGTGGAGCATCGGCGCACATTAGGTTGGACAGGGAGGGTTTTGAGTTGATTTCCGATGGAGATTGCTCTCTCGTGTTTGAAAGCAAGCAGATGCCGCGACACAGCAACCAGAGTCAAACAAGACCGGAAGTTCCTATGGGAAAGGTGTTTAGCAAGCACGAGAGGGCTCTGGCGAGGGAATACATGCAGGATAGTGCAGAGTTCTTTGGGTTCGATGAGCCTCTATATAGGGAGAAACCTTGGTAATGGCTGGAAAACAGGAAAAAGACGGAGTTATTGTTGCAAACGCAGAGATGAAGGCTCGTGTGGAGCGTCTTTACGGTCAATTTGCGACGATGGCGGCGACGACCTCTCGTGTTTTGTTGCAGAATCGCCTTGGCAAGAGCTATGATGGTGATAGAGACTTGTTTGAGGCTCTTGGCTATGACAAAGTGATTCGTTTCGAGGATTACGAGGCTCGATACACGCGAAACGGAGTAGCAAAGCGCGTTGTAAACGCCATGCCTAACGCCACTTGGAGAGGCACTCCCATCGTTTTTGAGACGGAAGATCCTGAAAAAACACCATTCGAGGCGGATTGGGGCCGGTTGGTGAAGCGTTTGAAGGTATTCCACTACCTAAAACGGGTGGATAAGCTGGCAGGAATTGGCAAATATGCCATTCTTGTTCTGGGGGTGAACGATGGAAAAGATCTTGGGCAGGAGTTGGAACTGGCGGAAAAGAACAAGCTTATCTATCTCCAGCCGTATTCTCAAGGTAGGATTAGCATCAAGAAGTATGAAACGGACAGAAACTCTCCTCGTTGGGGGTATCCGCTTGAGTATATCGTGGTTCAGGACACTGAAAAGGAAGTCCCCGTTGTAGGGAGCAGAGATAGGGATACCGCATTGAAAGAGCTGCCGGATGTGCCTGTTCACTGGTCGCGCGTGATTCATGTGGCCGATGATTGTCTTGAATCGGATACATTTGGCACTCCCCGGCTGGAGGATGTCTGGAATTACTTGGAGAACCTAGATAGGGTGGGGCTTTCCTCGGCTGAGATGTTTTGGCGTGGTGCTTATCATGGCATCGCCTTTGAAATGGACCCGTCTATCAAGCTTTCTTCCACTCAAGTAGACGATCTGGAGGAAGAGATTGAAGATTACATGCATAACATGCAGAGGTATTTACGGCTTCAGGGAGTCAAAGCGAATGTTCTTGCGCCGGCAATTGCGAGCCCGAAAGAGCATTTAGACGCACAATTGCGCCTGATTGCTGTTTCCAAGGGTTGGCCAAGGCGAATTCTGGAGGGGACAGAGCGTGGAGAGCTTGCTTCCCAGATGGATGAGAGAGCTTGGCTGGCTACAGTGGACGAAAGACGGGTGGATTTTGCCGAACCACGGATTTTGGGTGCTTTCATCAATCATTGTCTGAATTTCGGGCTTTTGGTGCCCCCTGCGGGGCGTACAGAGGACGAAGAGGGGTTCACGGTCAAATGGCCCAAGTTGGACACGCTCAGTGCCATTGAACATGCTCAGGTGGCTGAATTGGAGTCTAAGACGCTGCGCTGGTATGCTCAGGCGAGTGAGCAACCAATGAGCCGGTTGATTTCTCCGAAGGAGTTCATGGTGGAAGTCATGGGGTGGAGTCGTGAGAGAGTTGCGGCGATTGCAAAGGCTGTGGAGGAGCTTCCCCCCGATATGAAGAAGCTCGGTTCATTAGAAGAGGGCAAAGGAGACGAATAATGTTGGGTCTTGATAACATATCAAACCCTATTTCCCGTGTCAATTTTCGCTATGTTGTTGGTGCGGAATGCAGACTGCAGAATGGATATGCAACATGGAATAGTCAGGGTGGTGTTAATGTTGCGTTGGGGTATTTTGGGATAATTACTGAAGTAGAGCAGGAGGATTATAGTGGTGATAACTATACCTTTGTCAGAGTGACTTGGAAGCCTCTTAGAACTCTCTATGGAGGTTCTGTTGATGAGACTCCTGTGACTGGAGTTTACATAATCTATAATGGGTTATACGTTGCTATGGCTCAAACAGGACATAAAAATCCAAGTCTTGGATACGTTTCCGGTGGGTTGAACCTTCCTACTGCTTGGCCTAGTAACACCTCTGTGAGCATCATTCAGTCTCGCATTGGGAAACTTCGTAAATTCTTGATGGAGGCTGAACAGCGTTCATCTCAGTATGGTGTGGATGTCGATAATTACGACGTTCGGGACACAACCAACACATCTTTGTCAAGCGTCAATGCAAGTATTGCAACAGCGCAAGCCGATATTGTGGCAGCGCAGGCTGGTGGAGGCTCATGGGCGGATGTGGATACGGCGATCAGAGCTGCCCAGGGACACTATCGAGACATTTTGCTTGCACTGGCTGAGTTGGGCCAAGAACTCTACACTCCCGGAGTTGGGGATGTGGATGACTACAAGGACAACTATCAAGTAACACTCAAAAAAGCACAAGCACAGCTGGCAGCTCTTCAGGCACAAGTAACCGAGGCTGAGCATGAGGAAGACGAGCAAACTAAGTGGAAGACTGAGGCAGAGTCAATTGAAACTGGTCTTAGTGGTATTAGCACGACTCTGAGTGATCTGCTTACTGAGGTACAGTCATAGTGGCTCAGCCCACGATAGGTCATTTGAAGAGAAAGCTTGGAGAGCTTGAGACACAGCTTCTGAGTGTGAAGACTCAAGAACAGCAACATGATAGGATCTTGGATGAGTCAATCGGTATTGGGAACAGATTTGCCTCTCTCAAGATCAAATTGGCAGGTATCCAAGCCAAGATGAAGCGAATAGGTGAGCGAGAGAGGGCAAAAAAGGAGCAGCAAAGTGCCAGTTAACAGCATGCTCAGAGTCACGTTGAATGAAGACGAAGCAGCGGATTGGAAGGCTGATAGGTTGAAGGTTGAGAAATACTTTCAGCAGGAAGCCCGGCGGCAGGGAAAGAACTGTGTTCAGCTCATAGGACCGAAGGGCGAAGGACTTGTCTTCTTCCGTCTCGGGCAGAAGAAGAGGCGAACACTACGTTGGCAGGAGGCACTTGGAAATGTCTGAGAAAGCTAAGACGAGACTTCTGTTGGATGACAATTCCCCTTGCATGACGGAATTGGTCAAGTGGGTCCGAAAGTGGTGTGGAATAAAGAAGCCGGCTCAGATCAGGAGCTTGAAAATCCATGCAAC